CGTTTCAAGCTTGGAGTGCATATCTCCGGTAATCTCTTTGAATGAACGAATAGCCGCACGAACAAGTATCTGACTCTCTTCTTCCCTGAAGACTTTAGATATATGTTCATCAGGTAGTTCGGTCTGTTCGGTCATCAAGACACCATCAGAGTCTATGATAATGCGAAAGCCTACTAAGGTTCCTTCCTTCATACCGCTCCTTATTATAATTCACAGGCTCCACCAACGCAGGCTAAAGTTTGCGCCCCTTCAGTAAAATCATCTGCTTCATTTAGATCCCAATCAAAGGCTGTTGGAAAGTCTTTGACCATTTCATTATATTCTTCTTCTGTTATCTGTTCATACGGTGCTTGAGCATATGTATGCTCGTCGTATGGTAAAAAACTAATACCAGAAACTGTATCAAAGTTATTATATACCCAGCTACCGATCTCAAGAAAGTCAGAGTCGCGATAGTATACAGTAATACTGGGCTTATGTTCACACCAATGTTCTTGATAAGCGGCCCACAACTCTAGTTGTTCCATACCAGACTGCTCAGAAGCGAACACAGCGTCCTCTGGAGCCTTCTTAGGGAATGAGAATACCTTAGTACTAGGTGAGAAGTTATCCATCTCACAAGGCACTCCAGCGTCTTCTAAGACCTGACACAAAGGATCTCGTACATCAGCCCTGACCCGTCGAATATAATAGGGTGCATAGCGTCCGTGGATTCCTGATGCAGAATCTACTAGCTGAGATACTGTGCCGCTAGGTTTGACGCAAGTGATAGCCGCGCTCTGTGGAACACCTAAACGCTCTGCCCACTCTTTGTTGGTTTCAATAGCCACATCACGCAAGTCCTGAAGCAAAATATCAAGATCTTCGTTTTCTAAAGTAAGTACCGGATTATCAAGAATACCAGTAAGGCTTACACCTAAGAGCGACTCTTCTTCCGTGTTTGTTTTCCAGATGCCCCGGAGGTAGCGGAAGTTCGTGAGAGTGGCTTGGAGAGTACCCAAGATAGCCGCAATTCGTACTTTTCGCCTGAGAGATTTAGGTGTATCTTCCGGTCTGACGACAACTTCTGAAAGGTTGCAAAATTGATTTGGTCTAAGGATGATTTCACTGCAAGGGTTCGTTCCGAAATCTCGTTCACTATCTCGTCTACCGTTTCTTGAAGCTTGTTTTTTACTAGCCGCACGGCTGAATATTCCTCGTTCTCCACTTTGTGATTCATGTAAGCTACTCCACTCGTTGTTAAATAAATTAAAAGAAGGCTTGCTGGTATAGCAGGCACTATTATTTGCAAGGCCGCGCTGTGGTTCTGTGTTATACCAAGCACCGTGCTTTGCCTGTCGGATATCATCATCCGATAAATCAGAGAGGCTAATCAACGCACTACGCCTAACCCCTCCAACAACAACTATTTGAGCGATTTTACAGCAAAGATCGTGGCATTCAAGGGGCGTAAGCTTTCGTCCAGCCGCTCCCTTAAATAATCTAACTGTAAATTTGAAGAGTTCGACAAGAGGTTCTGGGCCGCTTGCTCGACCTCCAAAAGTTTTAAGGCTGGCACCCGCAGGTCGAACTCTAGTTGTGTCCCATTCTGGTATTTGACCAGAATAAAGCAACGATACCAGTTCCCTAAACGATTTCGCCCATCCAATTTTCGAATCTGGAACGTGTATGACTGTATCTGTTGCATGGAAATCCTCTGCGATCTCTGGAAGTTTAGAAACGTATTGCTCTTCAACACTAAAGCCAACGCCTGTGCCACACATAAGCACATACATCATTTCATCAAAGGCGCGGGGACTGTCAATAGCAATATAACTACAATTAAAACCCGCCACATTGTCACGGTCCAGTGCTTCTCCTGCGGTCATCAAAGCTCGCATAGATGGCATGACCTCTAAATCATAAATAGCTTTATGTATTTCTACTTGCTCATCTACATCAAGTTTAGATCCCCAATAATTTACATAACGAGTTACTGTTTCTTGCCAAGTCTCACGCCGCTCTTCACTTGGAAGGTATCGGGCGTACCGGCTTTTGTGTATGTACTGTTGATAAGCGTCCAATGATCTCTCTCCTTTCTTCGGTGGTATATTTCGACCAGTTACTTATTTCTTTTAGATTCCTTCCACATCCTATACACACCTCATCCCTTAGTGTGCAAACCTTTGTGCAGGGTGATTTCATTCTAACTCTTCAATGTCATTCAAGTCATTAATATTTAACTTGTATTTGTTTCTCTTTTTTATGGGCTTGTATTTTTCTGCGTCCCGCTCTTCGTATTTTTTTCTTTTGTGGCGGCTAAACTTTTCTAGCCTCTCACGTTTGCGATCATTCATCATCACCTATGCTCCCTCTTTTAGAGACATCTATCCAATCCTCTGGAATACTATCTTCAGAGAACCATCTAAAGCCTTTTGAGGAAGCCCACTCAGCGTGATTACGTTTTGTGCCGTCCTTCCTGCGTTTGGCCTGTGGCATGGGCGCATTAGGATCAGCAAATAAAAATACTAACTCAATGTCTTTAGGTAGCGCCTTAGCGATCCAGACATATTTATTATATTCGTTGTGATCCCAGAAGCGACCCTTAGCCTCAAGATAAATTTTCTTACCATTTATCTCGCGGATAAAATCTGGGTGATATGTATGTTCAACCACATAGCCGGTTGTTTCAGTATGAATCTTCCAATCATTTAAAATGCCTGAATGGAGTTCATATTCCCAATTAGAATCGTAACCCTTGACGGGTGCTTTATCTACTGGCCTTTTAACTCGTGGGCGGCGATAGCCCTTTTTTATTTTTGGTTTCAATGTATTGTTATTCTATCTTCAAAATATATTTTTAGTATGGTGTATAATTCATACAACATTTCTTCATCGATGGCTTCTTCTTCTGCAAGCTGTTTGGCGCAAAAGAAAATAGCCGCTTCTAAGGATAACACTTTCATTTAAAATCTGATAGAGCATAATCCTGAATACGTTTACTAGGGTTTGCTTTGTACATACGCTTTAACTTTCTTTTAATCCAGCGTGGCGTAAACATAGAATTTAAAAGTGTTTGTTGATTCCAGTAATAGGCGTTATCTGGCACATAGCTTTTGTAATCTTTAGGATTAATTTCTTCGTGTCGAGATTCATCAACAACTGATTTCAACCAATCAAGAAAAATCTCAATTGTCTTTCTATTAATTTTTTTAGAAAGGCGTCGATTCATAAAAAACCTCTTCGACTCGTGGCGGTACTTCAACATGGCTCAAATATACTGGCCCTGTTGCGTACTTAAAAACTCTAAGACCTGTCCCATTGTTAGCATCTTTGTAGCAGTCAAACTTGTAGGGGCAGTAATTACAACTGCGGTGTATTTTCATGTTGCCTTTCTTACCTTCCGGTACAGATTCATAGCACCGGGGTGGAGGTGTAGCCAGCTTCAATGCTTTCTTAACACCTTGTATTTGAGAGGTAATGCTGGGCTTATCAAGCTCCTCTGGGCGATATAAACATAGCTCACCGCTTTCTTTATTGATTACGAGAAAGCCTCCCTCAGAGGACTTCTCAGCTTCCTCATAGCCTGCAAGCTGTGACATATATCCAAAGGGATCGTCTTCACGCAGACGCCCCTCACGGAACTTATTGAACGAGAACTTAGATGCGGTCTTAATATCAACTACTTCGCCATCAATCTTACAATCAATATGGCCCTTGACGCCTTTGACATCAACTTCTTTTTGCTCGTCAGTTACTTCATGTCCTGCGGCACGGACAAGCATAAGAAGAATCTCTTCTAAAAGATGTCCATAAAGAAATTTTATTTGAACAGAGGGGTCGGGCTTTGATCTTTCAAGCGGGAGGTTTTGTTCGTACCAAAGCTGTCGAGCAGGACGCCCGACATTAGACATACGCAAAGAAAACTCAGAGTTTCTTTCTGATGGCCTAGCCCACGCTAAAAGGGAATCTTTAATACGAGAGACTGTAAAATCTAGATCTTCATCTGATAAATTAAATTCTTTTCCTTCAGACAACTTTTCTAGTTGTCCATAAATATCGTCAATCAAAGTGTCAAGTTTCATTTTCTATGCCTTACGAATCGGCACTTCCTTGTGAGTGAGTTATAGTGCAAGTACTGCACACCAAGTTCTTTTTGTAAATTTGTTTTTGCAGATAGCCTACCATCTTTATAAGACTTAACATCTATTAGAGTGATCTCGCCGCTTGGGTCTAGAGCAACAATATCTACCGGCCCCGTGCAACCACAGTTTTTAAAAACGTGATAGCCATTATCCCATAACCAAGTAATAGCGTAGTGTTCCGCAAGGTCACCTATACGGCTAGGATCATGTTGTTTTTTATTTTTCATTTTTTTCTCTATCTATGCAGTATGTTTTCTTTATAGGCTTTACCATACAAAAACGATATGGCTGTCTAGTACATTTTTGTTTTTCTATTACTATTGTTTTCCATTTTAAACATTTACCTTCTTGTGTTGGAGAGGCACAACCAAACAACAATAAGAATATAATTAACTTAATGCGTATCACTCCAATTATCCCCTACTTTATATTCACCATCAAGAGCGCAAAATAACTCAAGCTCTTCCCCGGCTTTTATTATTGAGTCTACACCTAACTGACCCACAGAGTCAGATTGTTTTTCTACTACTTCTACTTGCCACTCATCATGAACATTACAAACGAAATGAGCATCCAATGTATTGAGGTGGATTAACTGATTAAAGTTTACCATAGCGTGTTTCATAACGATAGCCCCGGCACTCTGGAGCAACGTATTCAATGCGGCGTGTTCAGAGCGCACATATAGCTTACGTCCATCCAGCCCTTTCAAGAAACCTTTTGAAGCCGCTCTTCCAACCCTGTCTTTAAGATGCTTAAATGCAGGGAGATTATCGAAGAAACGCTTTCTAAGTTCCGCACCATCGCGCTTGTTTCCTCCAACCACACTGCCAAGTTTTGCATCTCCTGCTCCGTATAGGAGTGCATAGATAAATGTTTTCGCCTGATTTCTTGATTCAAGCCCTGCAAGTCGTTGGTTAGCTGAGTGTATGTCTCCGTTGAGTATTTCATTTTTGAAGTCCTCATCTCTCATATAATGTGCCAACATTCGTAACTCTAATCCGCTGGCGTCAATACCTACTAACTTATACCCTTCTGGAACAGTCCAACAAGAACGGCACTCCTTGCCATAGGGCGCAACCACACTAGGAACTTGCGCCATATTAGGACTGTTGTGTGTCATGCGGCCTGTGATTGTACCGTTGGGATTTACAAAACCTCTAACACGATCATCATCGTGTGCTTCTTTCAACCATGATGTTACTTGAGCAATACGCTTTTGTAGCAATAAATACTCAGCAATTAATGTTGCTTCAGGAATACCAGTAATTTTACTCAGCGTAGATTCATCTACGATTGGCTGACCTGTGGGTGTAAACTTTTTAGGCTTCCAACCAAAGTCAATTAGATACTCACCAATTTGTTTGCGAGAGCCTAGATTGAATGGCACCTCTTCAATACGAATGGCTTTTCGCTTGGTGGCTATTTGCTCATATTCTTCTTCAGTCAACCTGCTTTTCTTTGTCGAGCCTTCAATTAGGCCCATCTTAGAAAGCGCACCCGTCTTTGTAAACTGAGCCAGTAGCGTAGTCTTGAGTTGCTTGGGCCGAAAAGTTTTTTGAACCTCTCGCTCAACTTCTTTTAGCCGATCAGTTAGTTCAGCCACAAGCAGGCTTGCAGATTTAACATCTAGTAGAAAGCCACGCTCTCGTTGGTCTGCAATAATTTTTAGAGTTTCATGCTCAAGCACAACAGACTGCCGACTGAATCCACGAGACTCTGTTTTAAGATTGTTAAACATTTTTGCATTGAGAACGGCATCATTGCGACAATAGTTCAACATCTCAGGAGAGTACTCACCAAATTCTGTATGATCTATTTTTTGTAGCCCAATGCGATAGCCCCAAGACTCAAGGCTGTGTCCACCTTCACGGGTAGGATTGAACAAGCGAGACAGTACCAGCGTGTCTACGATAGCGCGGTTCTCAGTAAGATCTATGTTGTGGATTTTTTTGATAGCCGGTAAGTCGTAACCAATAATATTGTGTCCGATTAATTTATCGGCAGACGATAGGTGGGCCAAGCCCTGAACAATTTCTGTAGGGCCAAAAGTTTTTGTTTCACCAGTATCAGGATCGACAGCGGCGATACACCAAATTTTTGTTGGTTCTAAGCTGTCTGCTTCAATATCAAACACGATGCTTTTCATAGCTCAATCTCGTCTTGTTCTTCTACTTCCATAGCTATTTCGCTGAGTCTACCACTGTCTTTGTCATAAAACAAATGGGTAGCTAGACCTACGTCACCAGTATATCTAGACTTTAAAACTCGCACTCGTGTTGTACTGGCCTCAATAGGATCTTCTGATTGTTGGTTACGCTCAAGAGAGATCACGCAGTCTGATAGCTGTGCAATACTCTGAGATCCTCGTAGATGATTAAGTCCTGTTTCAATACCATTCTCGTGTCCACGATTACCGTCGATCCTTCTGAGGTGTGACACAAGAATAAGACCTACGCCTGTTTCTTCAACTAGAGTTCTAAAGTTGTGCATAATAGAATCAATGTTACGGCGCTCGTCACCATCCGTTGTCATGGATAGTAACATATGCAGGTGATCAAAAACTATCCACTTGCATTCAAGACCCATCGCCATAAAACGCAGTTTGCTAAACACACTATCAACATCATTCATACCAAGATGAGCATGGACATAAACTCTGTTTTCATTTGTTCCGCTGTACAGAACATTGAAAAAGTTGTCGATCTCTTCATCACTGAACTGAGCGCGAACACTATCAATATGTAAACGTGCATTAGCTTCTATCGAAAGAATACCATCGACTGTTCGACGCCAATCTTCTTCAAGGGCTATGACGCCCACCCTATCATTGGTGTTTGTAATTAGCCAATGCTCAAGCTCACGAGTGACACTAGACTTACCAAGGCCAGTGCCGCCGGTCAAAGTAATTAGCTCGCCTTGTCTCAGACCATCAAGCTTGTCGTTCAGTCCGTGCCAAGGATAAGGAATAGATTCTTTACGCTCACGCTTTTTGTAGTTCTCGCGTTCTTCACTGACGTTTAGAATCCCAGATGGCGTGTAAAGTTTTGAAGCCCACCACGCAGTAACGTAAGCTTTGTGGTGACCCAGCTTGAGCATTTCGTTAGCGTCTTTGAACTCAGCCGGTAGATTGAGGATCTTAGCTTTCCCCGGTTTGATGATACGCGCCACTTTCTTGGCGGCTTCTTTTCCGGGCTTATCGTTGTCGAAAGAAATAACCACCGTATCAAACGATTCAAGGAATTCAAGATTTTCTTGGACATCCCGTGCCGCGCCCTGCGCTCCATTCTTAACAGATACAACCGGCCATTTACTCCCCAAAAGTTCGTATGCCGCCATAGCATCACACTCACCTTCAGTGATCGTAATATATTTGCCGCCTGCCTGCGCCACTTGCTGACCAAAAAGGCCAGTTCCCTTGGGAGATCCTGACCAAGTAAATGTCTTATCTGCATTGCGAACCTTCGTAGCAACTTCTTCGTTGTTGATATACGCAGGATAGTGGTGCTGAATAATATTACCCTGCTCGTCTTTGACAGAACGGACGCCAAATTTCTTTGCAGTTTCTAAAGAAATTGATCTATCGGTGAGAGCGTGATAAACGCTATTGGTGAAAGGTGTGTTGTTGTTGGATCGTTTGAAGCTGTTAAAGTCTGCCACGTTACCTCCCATTGCAGATTCGTAGTCTTTGAAAAATGTACCACAACTAAAACATTTTGCAGATCCATCTGAATTTATGGAGACAGGATCACTGCCTCCACAATTCGGACAGGGTTTGTGATATTCCACAAATTCCCCCACGAGTTACTCCTCCGCTTCATCGTCCTCAACCAGTGCATCATCAGTAATAAGCTCTTGCATTTTTTGGTGCAGTGCAACAGCCGATGCCTGAATAATGGTCATTTCGGTTTCCATTTTTTCAGCGCGGCCCTGAACTTCAGCGAGCAACATAAAAGTTGCCTGCGCTTCAGGAGAAGCCTTTTCAACATCATAAACTTTATCGTCATTTGTGTATCGCCACATTACAATTCATCTCCATCATCGTTATCAACAACATCAAATTCTGCACCGTCTGGGCTGGCATACTCAACCAACTCAAGAACTTGCATCGCTTGAAAATCTAAACCTTTGTACACAGTACCATTCCAAGTGGACTCCCACTCTTTGTACTGCACCTTAACTTTACTGCCGTTGCCGACACTAATATTTAACGGCTGTTTGTTATGATCTAAAAGCTTGGGCGCTGGTCGGATCATACCATTAGGGCCATTTACTTTACGCTTGATAAGAAGTGCTGGGCCTTCCTCCATATCTTTTACTGTGAAGCCACGAGATCTAAAATCATTTGCAACTTCATCAGTCACCACAAGATTCACGGTATATACCGGAGTGAAAGTTGTGTTTGGTGTGGTAACGGACGCCCAATATGCAACACCTTCAACAAGAGCCATAATTAAATCTCCTACGATTTGTTAAATAAAAAAGTAATATAGTGCGGAATGCACCTGTACACATAATCAGTTGTCAATTGTTCTTGCTCCTTTCGGGCCTGAATCTTTACCCAACTAATCATATTCTTCATCGCTTGTGGTGAAGGCAGGCCTGTACCTAAACTCATAACAAACGCCTTACACAAAGCATCTTCTATATTAAATGGTTCCTCCTCCACAGTTCCCCCTCAATCATAACTACCAGTTAGCACGGTCATCTTAACTAAGTCTAAAAGTAAATTAAACTTTTCCATGTCTATATCTGAAACAACTTTTAAATCTTCACCAGTATCAACAATCAAGATAAAAGGATACCTAATTTCTTCATCGTTAGATTGATTTTTAAGTTGTGTAAGACCCTCTAAAACTTTATCGTCAAGAGATTTTGTTTTATCTTTGTTAAAATTACCTTGTATAATTTTCAACGATTACCTCCAGAACCCTGAATGACTCCACGATCTAAACGGTCGTGTAGTTTTTTTAGATTGTAACACGCCACTTCTTCAAGGTCAACCCCGTTGTCTCTCAACACCATCGCTAGATTCCACAACACATCCCCGGCTTCAGCTATTATTTCTTCTCGCTCAATAACACGATCATCTCCGCGTAACATCGGCTTGACAAACAAATCAGATAGCTCTGCCGCCTCAACCATTAAAGATGCTATCGGATAAAATTTATCTTTGTATTGTGCGGTCACTGCCGCAATAACTTGATATTCATTTAGTCCCATGTTATACTCCACTAAACATTTGAGAAAGCAAGCCGCCCAATAACATGACAGCCGCAATAGTATTGATTACAATTAACGCACGATCCCTCCACATAAAACCAACCACGGCCCATAAAGCTGTGCCACCAAAACTAAAAAGCATATCGTAGAATTGTAATGTCGGTATGCCTGTGCTTCTAAAAGATATTGCAACAATTAACCAGATACTAGCGATCCATTTCAGATGCCAATCCAATGTACCTTTTGGAGTGACGCTCTTTTGAATACGAGAACTGTGTTCAATTTCTTCAGGCGTATACTCCCGCCCATCTATTTTGTTCGTAATTTTGTTCCTCATTTACAAATAGCTCCTTGCCCTTTTCAGTGAATAAAAACTTTGGATCTACTTCAAAACAAACTCTACCGATGTCAGACCTATCAGCATCAAACGCACACTTTTCAAACAAAGTATATTTGTTACCATCCCAAGGTTTAGCAGATGTGTGCATTTGACAGGCTGATTGTAACGCCCAACGCTCTGCGGTGCAAAGATCAATTAGATCTTTGATGGTGTCGATATACTCTGCGGCACGAGGGCCGTGATCAGGATCATGGCCTTCGTTGTGCCTACAAGAATCGTGCAGGTATGCAAAGTATTTAAATAGTTTTGTATTTAAATTGTAATGAATGGCAAGCTGTAGGCCAGCTATCATTACATTAGAGTAATGTTTGTTGCCGTGTATTTCAGAATAGAAAAAAGGATTATCTTTTTCTAAACGCTTTACAAGTTTTCTCACTGCTCAAGCTCCTCAATCAACCAATCAAGATATTGTCGTGCCTTTCGTAAATCTTCAATACCATTTTTATAAGTAAATCTGTGCAAATATTTATGTACATTTCCTGTACAATATGATGCAAAACCTAAGCCTAATTGTTGCTTAATGTAATCAATTGCTTCGATCCTCCCCTTATTGTAGTGATCTGGTTTAGTTACGGGATCAGTATGTTTATCTTCGGGGTGGTATAATTTACCACTAGCTGTCTTGCTTACACGATTCCACTCTTCTGGGGTTGCATCGTCAATGCTCATTATCACCTCACAATTTTGATATCTGATTCAGTTTCAATAACAACACGCGCACCACAAGATAGGATTGGCTTGTCATTACCACTATATTTTATCACGCTATTACCCAGTATTTCTACTTCGTGACAATAAGTATTAGTTCGCCCGGACTTAATAGTAATTACAGGCTCGTCTGTCCCATGTTTTTTGTTAGCGCGAATCTTATGCTGATTAACATGGATATATTTTTTCATGCGTCGATTCCTTTTTGTGCGTTCTTTAAAGAATTAAACTCATACCACTGTCCTGTATTATCACGGTAAGAAAACTTACCAAACCACTCCTGTATCATAACGCCTTTGTACTCAATAACTCTGATCACACTAAATCTCCTTTGATGTAAAGCCCTATAAAATATCCAACAGTAAAAAATGATATCACAATAAGTGCGATCCAGTGTTCACCGATCCGTTGATTGTCCATCGCATGGGCCTCCCCTTTGAACTCCAATCTACAAACTTAGAAAAGTAATACGCATTGTAAGCGACAATGGTATCATTATCTTTATACTCATCAGGCATACATTGTGGCGGGTCAATAAATCCATTGTCTTCAATGTTTTGCGGAAGCTTTGCAAGAAAGAACTTTAACTTGTTCCAGCTTGTATGATGGTGGTGATAGCGTGTATAAAACTCAGAACACAAAGCTTTAAAGTGTTCGTAAAGCCATGTGTAATGCTGAGAACTTTGTCTCGCCCAGACTGTGCTAGGATGATTGACGTAAGCGGCTAGATAATATTTATCATCGTATTTAGGAAGCACCCATCGTTTAGCTTTGCGGCCTGATGCAGTGCGACCTTCAATTAATTCACCATCAAGAACACGATGTGCAGTAGATAAAATCTGTGCAGATTCCAAAGGCATCTTTGTAATATGCTGGTCGCACAAACTTTTTGCAGATTTGATGGGGCATTCATGGCGATAAAAGATATTCATTCTCAACCTCTCGTATACAACTAGACCATTGTCTAACATCAAAGTAATTGGCTACCCAATCCCAACCACACTCTCCAAAAATATCATTAGCTGATTCATGGGCGGCTTCCCAATCCCCATAATCTCCAATATTGACGAGCTTACCTTCAGTCAACACAAAGTATTGTCTATATATACTCATATGTTTATAAACTCCCTATTAATAATAGTTGCGATATGTACATAGCCTCCGGTTTGGTATTCATAAACACTAGCTAAAGCATCAACCGCTTTAAAAAGTGAGCGTCTAAATTCAGCGCCATTATCCATATCACACATAAATTTTATTTCATGTAAAAGCTCTACCTCATTGCTTCTCTGTTCTTCGCTCTTGTAAATTTTTATAATTCCATCGTACATAAAATCATTTACAGTTTTAATTTCCATGATCACTCCAATGATAGTCAGCCTCTGCTATGTAATCACGAACAAGATCAAACATATAATCCATGTTGACCCAAGTAGTGATGTCAACTCCATGAGATTTAACCGAAACGATTTCAACTAAGTTCTCCTCGTCACCATGATTTACAAATTCAATTGAAACATCCGTTGTCATCCAATCACAATCAAGCTCTGCTTCCATAACCTGATTGCCATACATACTAGCCGTCCCCATAGAGCCACCTATCTCCTTTCAAAGTGTATTTAAGAAGCAACTTTTTTAATGCTTCTTCCATTTCTTCTGGCGATCTTGTTAGAACATGATCACCGTTCTTGCGAACAGTTACAAAATGATCAACAAACAAAGCCGCATCAACTTTAGCCTCTGCTTCCATCAAACATCTCCTGATACTCAACCATGTATTCTAATATCCGAATGCCCTCTCTATACGCTGACTCTTTCCCCTCAAAATAATTTGCAAGGGCAGAGTTCTCGCCATACATCTTTGCGTATCTGCGCCTTGCTCGTATGGAGTCTGCACAATTATTTCTAATCTGTCGTCGCCAATGTTTAGCCAACTCAATACTATTCAGGCTCATCTATTACTCTCCTCTGATCAATTACAACATTTGATATAACACGCTCGGCCTTTAGTTTATTTGTAAAAGCCTTTGCTGTTTCAAGTGAATCAAACACATCAAAAGAATCTTCCCCAGCAACATCATCATAATAAGTTGCTACCCAAACAAATAATGGAAATTCAATTTCAAAAGGCCCATTCATTCCCATACGCTCCTTTCGTAAACTAAAACATTTTCAATTCCATTTTGTTTCCGCAATTCTTCAGCGTCAGCCTCTGCCATTTCGTAAGTTTTATAAAGATCAAAGTAGTTACCGCCAATCACACCTACTTTTGTTTCTTTTACATCTAAATATTCTACGACCCATACAATCATCTTTATCTCCTCAAAATAAATACAGCGCGTAACTACTACATTTTTTTAGTCCACCATCCAACCCAATATAGATTGGCAACGAACTACCCATTTGGATATTCATTTCTTTTTTATTCTTAGCGACGATATACTCAACGCCATCAATGGCTTTAAAATCTTTGAGTCGTTTAACGTGTCGCCAAATAACCATATCACCAGTGTTGTTTTTGTAATGAGCTACATAATACATATCACTTTCCTCTGTGGTTATTGATCCATTCTTCAACGGTGTCGCTAGACTTTGCGGCATCGTCCCAGAATTTATTTAAGTCCTTTACGGACCACTCGCTTTGTTCTTTGTGCAGGCAATCAAGAATAAAAGAACAATAGTCCTCGTCGTTCATTGCTGAACGGACTAGCCTGTGGGTGTTGATCATTTTTTCTTGTCGCTGTTTCATTTTATCTCCAAACAAAAAGCGCCCCGAAGGGCGCATTAGTTTTAGTAGTAACCTTCACGAACTCTGTGAAGAACATTGAAGATCTCCGATTCCGTGAAGTGTAGTTCTCTTAACGATTCAGCCAAGCCACTGTAATCAGGATTAGGCTTGAGATAAATATAAAGCTGAACAAGAGATTCAATGTCAACATCATCAGGCCGCGATACGGAAGACATCAGATGTACATACCTTCCGTACAATTTCTGAACGCTTGTGATTTATCGAAGCAATGTTCTGTTGAGACTTCTTTGTAGCGGCTGGAGCATGAGTAGACCAATCCGTTAGTGTGTTGTAGACAGCCCATTGAGTACGTCCCATTTTCTGAGCATAATCTTTCCAAGCCTTGGCAAGATACGTCAATGAACTATTGAGTCGAGGTAGCTTGTCAAACACTGCTGACCATGACACACCACTCTCATTCACTGCGGCTTGAACAAGATCAAGACAGCCAGCGGCCTCTGCAAAAGCATACATTGCTTGCTTTTCAGACACTTGCGTTACTGCCATAGTCTGCCATAACTCACGTTCGTTTTCAAATACCTCAAGGGATTTGGTAATTGAACGAGAGGCTTGATTGATATCAAGATTCTTTGTGTGCCTAGCTTTGAACAAACCAGCATCGCCAGTAACAAACACTTGACCATTGAAGCAAGCACCCTGTCGAGCGCCAGCAGATAGATAAAACGAGAAAGTACTATCAAGAGAAGTAACTCCCAACATTGTCAACTCAGCAGTATCACCTCCCGGCGTAGCATAGCAATGCTCTGGAAATCTATACTGCACAAAGGTTGCGGCACCGTTATGACTGCATCGAATAGTTTCGACAACGCCATCAGTATTCAAACCACTCCGCATAATAATTGCACGTTGAGCATCAATCAATTTGCGCGGCTCGACAGGCTTGTAGTTTTTGCCATGAACACCAAGCTCGTCCATAGTATCTGTACGAACAACAGCAACTTTTGATGACTCGTACCACTGATCGGTATCATCATTGAAGTATAACATCGGGCGGGTTGCTACAGGAAAATCAGCAGGACCATAACCTTTACCAGCAAAAGGATCTGCTGGACGCTCAGTACCAAAGATAGAAATTACTTCTGACATAAGATGTCTCCAGTTAGTTAAAGGTTTACCGCATTTTGAAGATAACTATAATGTACTTGGGATACATGATAGCCATCCTCAAATCTTTTAGACTTGGTAGCAAGAGTATTACACCAAGTGTTCCATAACTTTTCTGTACCAATGTCGTGACATATAGAAATATAATTTATAACACGACGATTCTTTATAACTTTTGACTTAACCGACTTAGATAATTTTAAATCTTTCATCGGGATATTGTACATTCGGATGTTGTGGATGTCAATACAACCAACAAGTCCCGCAGTGAGTTGACAAACAAAACCAGCTTTCGCCATACCTAATCCATCAATCTGTAGGAATACATTCATCAACGACAGCGCCCTGTCATCATCAGATTTATTTGAGTTAAGCACTGCAAGATACTGAGAATAAATAAATTCTTTGCGGGACATGAGCGATTTATATGTTTTGGCTTTGTTACCCCATATAAATCTAGAGTCGATGCCATTTAGTTTTACATCTTTTAGCTGGTCACCAACGGAAAACCACGGCTGTTGGATACTCAACACAACCATCAAGATAACATCGGCAAGGTTGTCGCTTGACACCTTAGAATAATCTTGTACGGCTTTGGCATGAACATTATACATTTGCTGTCTCCGTCACGGTGGGGGCTTCTTAAGTCTTTAAAACCCTTTACCCTGTAAAGGGGTTTTAAAGACGTAGAAGCCCACGTTAAATTAATTCTTTAACTTCAGGGGTGAGATCCCAACTAATATCCCAATAACCTAGTTCCTGTAATTTATTTTTAAGATCAATCAATTGGTCACGATGCCGCTCTGCTTGAACACTATCTAAATATTTAGTGCGACGAGAAATACTACGTTCAATTAAACTACAGTCCCAGCTACTTCTATACTCGTGATCTTGATTACCATAGCGCAGACAAAACTCATTCTTTTCCCCAAGACTATGCCTAAAATACCATACATCACACTGCTGGTCATCAACTTCCATAGTAAATAAATAATCTTCTATGGGGTGATTACATTCGTTTCTCCACAACATAATATCCTCCAAATAAAAAAGGGGGCCGAAGCCCCCAAAGTTCCCCCACGGATTAGCGAAGTTTCAACAAGCACATATCACCCTGCTCGTTGATCTTGTAAAAACTATATCGTCCTCTAAGATAAGTTACAGCCGCTTGCTGAGTCTTAGCTCGATCTGATTTTGGAACAACAAACCATTCCATTGCTTGCATCTTTTCAAACCGATCTCTCCAACCAGATTGGCGACCACGAAAGTTTAGTGGTTGTGGAGCAGTACCGTTGTTGACAACATGATAAGCCGCACCAAAAGCTGAGTTAGTTTCTGAGTCTAGAAAACGCATAATATATCTCCAAGTAAAGTTTAGGGTGAGTGGTTGACTTGTAAGCCATGTAATGCACACTTGACGGTGCGGAGCTTACCATTTTTAAGCATAGCGCCAACCAAACTATGCCCACCCAAGACGGGTAAATTACTTACGGATAGTAATTAGTTTCTTGAACTGAGCCGGGACTCGCTTGGCTTTGAAGAACTTTTGAGCCTCGCCATGAGTCATCTGAATATCCTGCTCGTTGTAAAACTTGTACAGAATAGCCTTGAACATACGAGTCGCCATGTATGTTTTTGTCTTGTCACCTTTGGTGTGCAACTGAGCAAAGTGATATGCCACACCATTGAACTGACGGTATGAAGCAGGCTTGTTGGGGTCGAGAGTAGAGTAATCGAACTGAGACATAAGCACCTCCAAGTGCAATGAAGTTTAGGGTGAGTGAGAGCCGACTCAGCGACTCTCTAAGGGCTTCTACGTCTTTAAAACCCTCACTCCGTGAGGGGGTTTTAAAGACTAGAATCCCTAAGACCCCACGACCTCGGAATAATTATTGACGATCCACGCCAAAGCTTTGCGGTGTTCTGGCGTGGCGGTCAAATCATATATTGGAAATAATTTTGGAGACTTATTATTTATTACAACAAAATCATATACTTGTCGCATAGTCTTTAAACTCATTTGAGGAATACCTTCGCCCCGTTCTAAATTATTAAACCGCATTTCACTCATAAAAACTAAACCAATTTGAGGATGAAAAAACATACAAAACTCCTTTAGAGTTAAGGGTTTATAGATAAAAAAACCCCGGCGTAAGCCGGGGCTTTGAAGACTTTGAAGAACTCTTAAGAGTTCTTCAGAAGTAATTGGACAGCGGCAGTCAAGTCTGCGACTTGCTTCTTCAGAGCTTCTAGCTCTGAAGTCTCAGACACCTTGGGAGAAGCCTTCGGCTTCGGTGAAGACTTCTTTGAAGTCTTGGTCGGAGCCTTCGTAGAAGGCTTTGAAGACTTCGTAGAAGTCTTGGGAGACTCCTTTGGAGTCTCAAGCATTTCGGCAAAGTTCTTAGGAACTTTGCGGCAGGCAAAGAACTTCTGGATCTCGCCATGAGTCAAGTTCTTACCAGATTCCTGTTGGAATCTGTACAGAACTGCGGTGTACTTCTTGGTCAGCATATACGAATCCTTTGGATTCGTCAGCTTCGCAAAGCGATTTGCAATCGCTGAGATCTGGCGAGGGGTAGCCTCTCTAGAGGCTGGGATGCTGTCAAAGTTTGGCTTTGCCATAGTCAATTCTCCGAATTGTGAGTTTTGGTTGCCCCAAGCCTTCGGCTTGAAGCGGCTTCGGAGGGCCTTTAAGTACTTCATAAGCTTTAAAGCCCTCACTAACGTGAGGGGCTTTAAAGCGTTGAAGTACTAAGCGATTGGCAAGTTTAAAAATCCTAAGGGATTTTTCACAGGCGTGTGTGAAATCTAAAAAAATCTTTGATTTTTATAGATTTTTTAAAAAAACTTTAAAAATCTTTAAAGATTTTTAAAGTTTTTTGAAGCTGGCAACCAGAGTCTCTAAAGATCTTAGAGATCTTTAGAGACTCTGGCGGTGGATTCCTAGAATACTTTAAAGTCTTACAGACTTTAAAGTATTCTAGACTTCCTAGCCCTTCAAAGCTTTGAAGGGCTAGGCAGGTGACCACCCCCCACCCCACCTATATATACTCATTCACGCACAATTTAGAAGATTCTGAATGTCAACCAGATTGTCGCCCCACTTCAAAGGCTTTAAAGTGGGGCTAGAGATGTATATGTACCCGGTGGGCTACATAATCTATTATACACTCCAAACTAAGTTTTGTCAAGTTTTTTCAAATATAACTTGACAAAACTGTAAATCAGGTATATAATAACTAATATGAATAAAGAATTGACAACAAAACAGCAATCCTTTTTGGACAATCTAGTGTCCTGTAATGGTAACGCTAAACAAGCGGCAGAATTAGCGGGGTATGCTGAAGGCTCTTATACATCCGTAGTTAAAGCACTTAAAACAGAAATAATTGAACTAGCTGAGAATATACTAGCCCAGAATGCCCCCAAAGCCTCTCTAAAGCTCGTTGAGGTTATGGACAGTACAGACCCCATACCTCAAGCTAACGTCCGTCTACAGGCCGCTCAGACGCTCCTAGACCGT